GCTACGCTAATATGTCTCTGTTTCGTAGATTTATTTGTGCTCTTCGCCGTACTTAGCGTACTCCAAACCGAACAAAGCGTTCAAGCCTGGGAGCAATTCCTTGAGCAGTTGTGCGCGTGAAATAGCCATGATTTAGCTCCTTAGATACCGGTAGTACTGTTGTACTGGGCGGTGTTGAACTTCACGAGGAACTCGTAGTACGTAGTAGCAGCAACGCTGGCAGAACCAGTAGCTGTATCAGGCACAACGTCAACCACGCGGACGGGCAGGGTGTTGGTGGTGTTGGCGGAAGAACCGTCAATACCGTAGTACGAGTCACCAGTGGTGGTCGAACCAACGTTTGCAACCAAAGCCACGTTAGCACCAACAATCGAACGGCTGTAAGCTGTAGGAGTGGTGGAACCAGCGACTGTAGCGCAGACCTTGAACACTGCACTTGGGTCATCCACAACATAACCAAAAGCCATAGCTGTCGATGTAGACTGGTTTGCGGGGTAGTATTGACCCGAGACTGGCTGGCCAGACGAGTTAATGTACGCGCAACCAACCAACACGCCAACGATAGCGCCGGAGTCAGTTGTGTTAGCAGCCACGAGGTAGCCGCTGGTGTTAACGGAAACAGTGTCGCCGTTCAGGATCGCAGTAGCGTAAGCAGGTGCGACGGGGATTTGACGGATCGCTCCGGCGTAAGGCAAACCATCCAAACGATTGAGTGGTTTAAAGCCGTACGTCTTGTCAATGGTAGGATATGCCATTATCAGACTCCAAAAGATTAAATACCTTTACCGAAAGTCACCTTAGAGCTACGTTCTTTGAACATAGGCATCCGAGGATCGTTCTCGCGCATGAAGGTGTTATCCACTGATTGCATCTGCGCATCTGCCTGTTGGCGGTAATACGCGTCACGCTGTTCAGCAAACTCCACCGGGGTTTTGCAAAGCAACAAACCACCTACCTCGATACTGTCTGGAAATTTGTTTTGCGCAGTGGCAAACAGACGGATCTCGGGGTGGTCGGAAGCCTTAACGGGTTCCCAGCCTTCGGCAAGCTTTGAGGAATAGTTCGTGGCATCATCTTTCCCCAGGGACGCGATACGAATCCATCGAAATGCGTAGCCTTCTTCCGGATTGGGATCAGGCAACAGCTTTGGGGGCATCCATTGTTTTGGTCGCTCCAAAGTTTCGCGGGTTTGCAGTTCGCGTGTTGGACGTGCAGATTTATCCATTTTCATTTCCTCATTTCTTCAGCAACCTTACGAGCATAGAGTTCCAATGGAACACCCAGCCGCTTGGCGATATTCACCTGTGTCTGCGTCAGCACGATCTTTTTAGGCGCTGTGCTACGTGTAGCAGGTGCTACGTTGTTGGATTTAGTGCGTTGAGGTTTAGCATCAACGGACTCATCGGCTCCAAACTGATCCGAGAATCTGGCCCGCATGTCAGCGTCGATACGTCGATAGTACTCGTCGCTGCCAGCAGGAATTCCTTCGCCTACCAAGTCTTCATGAACGCCTAAAGCATAAGCAGTCATGCGCTTGTTGTTGCCAAACCACTGATTGTTTTCTTGCCATGCAAGCAGTTTGTCATCAACGGGAGCCGGCCTGGTGGGCTGCGACTCAATTTGTACAGGAGTTTCTCGGGCCTGTAAAGGGGTCGGCTTAAAATTATTTACCTTATCGGCTCTAATTTTTGCGTTTGTAAGTGCTTCTTGTGCTTCTACCAACTGGTCAGAGTCGCCAGATTCGTACGCTTCTTTGTACTTACGCTTGGCCTCTTCGACCTCATTGCTCACCACGCGCTTGGCCTGCTCCAACAACGCAGCTTGGTTTTGGTTCACCGAACCTTTGAGCTGGTTGTTCTCGGCCAACACTGCTTGAGCCAGGCGAAGTGCTTCGTCTTTCTCACGCTGTGCAGCTTCTTTGGCGCGGCGCTCCTCGTGGTAGCCCTTGGTAAAGTGCTTGATGCGCTTTTGAACGCTCTCGTCGTATTTGGTCAACTCGTCATCGTTAAATTCCTTGGGTGGCTCCACCATCGGTTTGCGATTACGGTCTTCAGGAGGGGTGTCATCCACCACCTCAATGTCTGGGGTTTCCTCTGCTTCAATAACCCGGCCACCCTTGCGTGGGTTTTCCAGTTCTTCGTCAGGGAAAGTAAATTCGGTTTTTTCAATATCAGCCATGATGCCTCCTTATGGACGTTGGATGCCGCGAGGATCTTGCACAACGGCTTGTACAGAATCATCGTTGATCAAGCGCCATTCAGTGCCGTGGATTTTCATCCGGGTACCGGTATTGGGGCGGGTGATGATGAAGTCGCCAACTTTGCAAGACGGACCGGAAGGAAACCGCTCTTTGTCTGCAAATGCATCGGGACCAATTTTTGCCACAAACAACACGGGGGAGAGAAGCTCCTCGTGCAGCATGGTTTGGCTGGCTTTCAGTAAGCCGCCTTCGTACTCTTCTTCTGCCTGGGGGAGCATGCACAAGAGGTGGTATGTCGCTGGATCGGGAACTTGCTTGGCTTTTTCTTCAACCGGCTGGTTAAGAATGCCCGACAGGTCCACGGCCTGAACATCGAATTTATTCATCGTCATAGTCTTTCAGTTTTCGCACGAGGTCAGCGATTTCACGTTGAGCGGTTCGCAGACCCCGGATAACTCCGCTCAACTCTTTGTAGTGATCGTAGGTATTAGCTCCACCATCACACAAAACTTGTACTACGCTTCTGACTTCCTCTTCCAGTTTGCCGTTGAGGACTTCAAAGATTTTTGTTTCCATCATTCACTCCTTGTTATTTGCTGCGCTTTAGCAGCAGCTACTTGGTCGGCCTGGTTGAGTTTTTGTTGATGCGCTTGTTGCGACTGCATCAACTCCATCTGATGACGTTGAACTTGCTGTTGCATCTCCTGATTGTGACGAGCAGCAATCATTTCAGGAGTTTCGCCGTTCTTCATCATCATCTCTTGCTGCTTCATCTGCAGCTCTTGCGCCTTCAGTTGCAATTCGCCTTGCACCTTTTGCGCCTTGATCTGGGTTTCCTGTTGCTTGATCTGCAGCTCAGCTTGTTGCATCTGCACAATAGGATCTTGCAGTTGCTGCTGGGCTTGCTGTTGCGCAGCCTGTCCTTTGTTCAGCTGAGTCAGTTGCGTAGCAGCCTGGGCCACAAGCTTGGACAGCTGAACTTCCACTTCCTTGGACAGCTCGGCATTTGGCTCGGGCAGTGTGGCGCCCAGCTGTTGTTGAACGCCGTTGCGATACTGGAATGCCACGTGCTCGGCAATGTGCGCCATGATGGCCGCTTGCATTTGCTGAGCCATAGGGTTTTGGCCAATCTGGCCCATGACCTTGGGGTCTTGCATCATCGAAGTGTGAGTTGCGATGTGTGCGTCGTGGTCTTGGTAGATAAAAGCCTTTTGTGGCTTGCCGGTCAAGAAGCCCATGTTCTCGCTGATCGGGTCGTGCGGCAGTTGGTCGTCATCAACCGGTACCAACTTGTCGGCGTTCTTGATGCCCAGCACTTCAATCATCTGGCGGTGCAGTTGAGGCAAGTTGTAAATCTGCGGAGCGCCCTGGGCCAACTGAATGACCGCCTGGTACTGCATGATCCGCTGCGCCATGGTCGAGCTGTTGGGATCGGACACGGGGATTACGTCCACCATGTCGTAATCTTTGCGCTTGGCCTTGCGTGAACCTTCGGCTGGGTTGTATGAGTACTCGCCCGGGGTGTGGTCACGGATGATGTCGCGCAGCAGCTTGAATTCTTGCTTCATCGAGAAGTGAACTCGTGCCTGCACAGCCGACATGTTCTTCAGTTGGCGCTCAAGCAAAGCCAACGTGGTCCCGACGGGTGCGTTGGCGCTCATGTCGCTGATGTTCATGTCAGCAATCGAGCCCAGGCGGCGGCCTTCTTCGGTGATCTGGTTGAGCAGACCCATCAGGACTTGGCTTGGCTCCTTATAGGGGAGCATCATGATGTTGTCGCGCACCGTACCGGAAGGCACGTCCACATCCCTGAATTCGCCCGGGGCGATGGGTGTATCGTCTCCCTTAACGCGCAAACCTCGGGCTTTCAACCCGCCTGGCAGGTTAGAAAGCGTGCCGGCATCCACCAATTGGCGAATAATGCTGGTTCCAGCGCGCGCATAACCACCAATCAGGTGGATCAGGCCCAAACCATAGGCGCCAAACCCGGGGATATAGGTGTACTGGACAAAATGTTCGCGTTTTACCTTGCGGTCGTCGCTTTCTTCCCAGTTTCTACGTACAGCCAGCACTTCATTCGTGCCGCGGTCAATCGTAATGACGTAGGGCAGGGCAATACCATCTTCATCTTCGTAGCCGGGCAGGTCATAGTCGATGTGGACTTCCAAAATCTGGTAGCGGTCGTCATCGGTCAGGCTGTAACCCTGGTCTTCGGCCTTCTTTTTTTCTACATCGGTGTGAATGGTGACCGGCTCACCCAAATCGACGTCGCGGTAGAAGCCCGAAACCTGTAATTTCTTGATTTCGTTCTTGGTTTTGCGCATTACATGGGTAACACGCTCGGCATTGAACAAACTGGAGGCGCCGTACGGGATGATGATGTCTTCGGCGGGGATAAATGTGGCGATCTGGCGGTCGTAACCCGGGTCAAAGTAGATTTTCTTGAACGCAGCGCCGGCCAGACCCAAGGAATACAAGAGCCGCTCATGCTCTGGGCGGTATTCGGGCATCGCTTCTGTCAATTGGTAGTTCATGTCATCACGAACTCGCTCGGCAGCGTCTTCTTTGAGCTTGTCAATCGCTCCGATGATCTCAGTTTTAACTGGACCAGCGGCGGGGAACGTCTCTAAAATCGTCTCACTCTGAAAACGGATGGCAGCTTCGGTCAGAATTGTGGAATACACACCACATGCGCCCATCCAAGGCTCGGTGCGCTCCTCATATTTCATGCCCAGGACTTCCAAGCCCTTGACATACATCTCAACCCAGTCTTTGCGGCTGTTAATATCCGCGTCCACCATCTCGACAATGTCGCTGGCCACCTTTTGGAGCTCGCCTGGAGACATTTCTTCGGCCAAGTTGCCGTCAAAATCGCCTTCTTCGACGTCTGGCATTAAGTCAATCATCATGCCGTCGATCCCAATCGTTACATCGTCGGGATTTTCGATTTGAATTTCAATTCCGGGGCCTTCTTCCTGCGGCAAAAGACTGTCCAAACCCATGGGTGCCTGGCTGATTGATTGCTCGATGCTCATATTGGTCCTTAATAGTAAGAGGCTTTACGGCGAAAATTTGGCAGCTCATCCCGTTCATCGGATTCTAGACGAAGGAACCCTCCCTTGCGGAAACGGATCAATGCCTGGGTGCTTGAGTCCACCAAGTCATCGTGATCGGAATTGGGAAAAGCCGCCATCTCTTCCATCAGTTCATCTGCCCACCGCGTCTCCGGCGCCCAGACTTTACCGCTGGCAAACAAATCGGAGACTGAGTTAATTCGGACCATCTTATCATTGCCGCGGCTTGGTGTAAATTCGCTCACCGGGATGCCCATGGATCTCAACTCAAAGATCAACGGCGCACCCGAGGCCTTGGCTTCCACAATAAACGCGTCAGGCTCCCAATCTTTGTAGTGGTTGTACGCCTTCTCCTTGAGTTCCGGAAATTCCATCCTCTTCTTGAACGCGTCCAGCAAAATCACGTGGGGGTCGTTTTCGTTCTCGTTCATGTAGAACACACCCCAGGTCGTACAGGCCGAATAGTCGGACCGCTCGCTTTTGGTAAACGCCGTATCCCAGGACTGGATCACAAACGCGCACTTGGGTGGATCGGGGTTTTTCCAAATCTTCCACCACTCCCTCTTTACAATCGCCCCTTCTTCAGAGGTCGGTGTTTGTTGGTACTGGGCGTTCCACTTACTGGCCGGCAGTTCTAACTGAAGGGCCTGCAGTTCATCAAGGCTCCAGAACTCTGGCCACAGGGGATTTCCGCTCGGCAAGATTGCAGGAAACTCAATGACGTCCCAGCTTTCCCCATCTTTGTCCACCATCGACTGAAGGATCCGGCCCGTCAGATCTCTTTTGGACCAGCGTGTCATCACAACAACAATCGCACCACCAGGCTGCAGACGCTGGCGGGGCCCAGAGGTGTACCACTCGTAGACTTGGTCAAACACTTCAGAGTTCGACTGGGCCAGTTTGGCTTCTTGTTCAGAGTGTGGGTCGTCGATGATCAACAGATCGGCGCCCTTACCCGTGACCGTACCTCCGACACCAATCGCAAAATATTCTCCGTTCGCATTCGTGGCCCAACGGCCCGCAGCTTTGGAGTCGGCCCTCAAGGACACATTGGGGAAAATCTCGGCGTAAGCTTCACTGTCTACCAAGTTCCTGACCTTACGGCCAAAGCCCACCGCCAGTTCAGAGGTATTGGACGACTGGATAATTTTCTTGTTGGGGTACTTCCCCAAAAACCAACTCGGAAGAAGAAACGAAGCAAACTCAGACTTCGTGTGCCGGGGTGGCATATTGATGATCAACCTCTTCAACTTCCCGCTGGCGATCTCTTCAAACTTTTTGGCCATCACCTTATGGTGGCGCCCGTCAATAAACCCAGGCCACATCGCTTTGACAAACTTAGCAAACGACGCCTGCGCCTCCTCCCTCTTCTTCGCCTTCTTCAGTTCAAACAAATCCTCAAACACCTGCTCCTGCACATTGACCGGCAGCTTAGAGATCCCCTGAACAATCGCATCAATATTCTTCATCACTCAATTTTTCTAAAATTTATATACACAGGCCTCACAGACCGGGCCGTGTTCGGGATCCTCTTACACACCCCCAACACACACAGCTTCTTGAGCACCCTGTTCACATTCCCCCTCCCCCGGTCCCCCGTCAACATCATGATGTCATCAATCGACGGCCCATAACCAAACTTCTTCCAGAACTCGTCAACACACAAAAATATCATCTTCTGCTTCGGCGTCATCAATCTCTCCAGCCCACTGGCCACATCCCTTACTCGCTCCATGGCTCTTCATCCCACATATCCTGCGGCCACACCAAGATAGGCGTCCCAGGCCCCATATACGCAGACTCAATATTGAACTCAATGAACTCCCGAGCCTCATCAACCTCCATACCAAACCTCTCCATTAAGATTACCCTGATGATTTCAGCGTTGTAAACCAACACCTCAACCTTCTGACTAGCAACCCAAATCATCGCAGGGCCAATAATTGCTTCATCATATTCATTTAATTTGATCATAAAATTCTCCGTTATGAATACTAATTTTCTACGAATGTAACTAGTTACACTTGTAATGCTTTTTTACGCAAAAATATATATTGGCACTTTTCATTTGGCGAGTGAAGGGGGGGGTTCCGATATTTCATGGGATTGAGTGAGTGGAATAGTATGCGTAGTCACACCCATGGGCCCATCGGCCTCAAGTGGGGGTGCCCCTCCGGTGGGGTCTGCGGCAGGCGCATTTGCGGAGTGCGTGCTGGCTTGGCTGATCTCCTCGAGCAGGCTGAGCCCATCATCCAGAGCTGAGACGTCAGTCACATCCTTGAGTGTCTCCATGATGCGCGCGCGGATGTCACCAGATCGGTTGATGGTCGTCACTTGCTTGTGCTCAACGAAGGCGCCGACCTCGAACAACTGGCCAAGTAGCTTCAAGCACTGGACCCGCTGAGCAGGCGGGAAGTCCTCATCCAACGTGTGCTGCACGAGCTGTTGTACTAACAAGGACTTCAATTGAGCAGGGGTTCGATGTTTCTCAGCCTCTATTGCCAACTTATACGCTTCGACCTCGAGCTGGATTCGCGCATTGTTGGCTAGCTTGTACGGGGCCGTGATGATTGTGGACGGTGCAGGCTTACCTTCCCTACTGTCTCTGTATGCCTGAGCCTTTGTCTTTCCCATGGCCAGACCGCGAGCAAACTCTTTCTGCTTTGTGGTCAACTGGGCTTGTTTGCCTTTACCGCTACTCAGTAACACCTCTACGGGAAACTGTTCTAGTCCCTGTGTGATCTGCTGTCTGGTGAGCTTCTTCATGGGCTTAGCCTTTGCGGGCTTTACGGTCTGGTTCGGTTCGGTCATGGTCTGGTTTGCATGGGTACACAATGAGTATCCACGATACATGATCCCGAGCTGCGATGCAATCCCCCCAGACCGCGCACTTGTCCTGGCGGATCCGACCGCTGCCGATCACTAAAAAAATCTTTAAGAATTTGCGCACAAGCCAGGAATCTGTGCTGTAATGCCATACATGGGAATCACCCATGTATTGCAAACCAACCGAAAGGACCGAGAGATGAAGACATTCCAACTGATTGAACAAGATGGCCGCCTACACTTTCCCCATGGCGGATCCAACTGGGACGTTAGCCCTATGCAACACGATTGCCCTGAGCTGCCCTCTATGCTTGTCAAACGCTACGAAGGCGGAGACATTGATACCTGCCCTTGGCCAATGGTCGCTGAGTACACGAACGACACGGTCTGGGACCTGCGCGCGCGACTGGCCTCTGCCCTGTATGACGAACGTGAGAGCAATGCCTGCTGGCCAAACGAACCCGTCACGATCCTGCTGCCAGATGGTGAGCCCTTTGACCTTGATGATGAAATGGCTGCAGCGTACGACTCTTACGAAGGTCATCAGCGCGAGTACAACCCCGACAACTATCGGGGGTTTTGAGATGGTCCAAGTAACCGCAATCTTTAACGGGACCGAGCTGGCCTACGGTGAAGGCGATACGTTCCAGTACGCTGCCGAAGAGTGCATGAGCGCGATTGATCCCCAGTACACCGCTGACTACGACACGGTCCGGTCCATCGACCTACTGCAACTGGGAGACAAGAATCTTCCCAAGTTTGTCGAGCTGAGCACTGTGTTCTACCAACCCCGCCAATATTTCTAAGGAGCAAACCATGATGACCACACAACGCGAGCTGCGTGCCCAGTTCTGGGCCACTTTCCCCGAGCTGCCCCGCAAACGTATTCAAGACCATTCAGGCCATGGCCTGATGTATCCCACCGATACCCGCGTGACATGGGTTGACTGGATTGACGAGTTAGAGCGGGACGGAGAGATTAGCCCCGCATTGGCCGACCGCGCCACACTGTGAAAGACCAACATGAAAATCTACCACTTCTACTGCATCAAGGCCCCGCTGCTGTTCGCGGGTTACGTGTTCGGGACCATGGATCCTGCTTTCCTGTACGCGGGAATGCTGAGCCTGTTCGCAATCCCGTTCTTTGTCTGGGCGGACCAATGACCACGAAAATGCGCGCCTTGATCGCGCGCGCCAGACTCATCCTCATCATCGAAGAAATGCGCCAACAACAAAGGACTAAACCATGAAACACCACAATCACACCCAGTACGCACGCGAGATCAACCGCAGAATTTTTACCAGTGGCCTTAACCGCAGGGCCGAAGCTGTGGTGGACTTTTTAATCACCGTAGCGTGCCTATTCACGTTCGGGTTCATTGGCCTGCTGCTGGCTTGGAGGGGTTGACCATGGAACGCGTGAAGACCGAGACATTCATGGTGAACGAGCATTTTTTGTCGTACGCAATCAATGGGGACGCTACTGGCCTTGAGGACAACGAAGAACTAGAGTTCGATGCGTTCTCCTTGGCGCCCTACACCAACCCACCAGCTGGGTATCGGTTTAGCCACTGGGACACCGAAGACAACCGCGAAGAGTTTGCCCTGTGCGAAGTGACCGGACTGCGCGGTGCGTGCCAACCGTTGATCGCGGTCTACTTCCACAAGAACGCGTGAGATTGACTTCAAGCCTTGCGTGCAGGGCTTGGGGGGAATCTTCCCAGTTACGGAGCAAACACCATGACACCAAACGATATGACCATCTTTGCGCAATCCCTTGCGCGCATGACGCCACGACTAATGGATTCAGGGGACTACACCCTGCCGACCAAGGCGCCAAGCCTAAAGATCATGTACTACACCGACTCTGGCCACGGGTGGGCCGCGTGCAAGATCGACACGCTGCGCGACCTTGGGATCGCCAACAAGATCAGCACCTACTCCTACATGAGGGGCAAAACTGCCTACCTTGAGGAGGACTGCGACTTCTCGTTGCTGATCGCGGCACTGCAGCGTGCGGGTAGGGACTACACGATTGTCGAGAAGCACACAAACAAACGTCACCCCATCCGGTCCTACGCTACTTATCGGGGGGCTGCATGAGATACCTCTTCATTCGCACCAGTGGCAACCGCAAGACCGGAGCTATCCCGCAGACGTACAACTCGGAATCCACTTGCGCACCGAGCTGCAAACACTACCGGACCACTTGCTACGCTGAAACTTTTCACACCCGCCTTGCATGGAATCGGGTTGACGAGCAGGGCATCGAACTGGACCAACTAACACGGTCCATCGAGCTGCTGCCGGACAACCAACTATGGCGTTTTGGTGTGGCCGGAGACTTGCCAGGCCGCGGGGAAACTGTGGACGCGTACGCACTTGGCCAGATCGTCAAGGCCAACAAAGGCCGCAGGGGGTTTGCATACACCCACAAGCACAACGCTCAAGCCATCAAGTGGGCACGACACGCAACTGCTTGGGGCTTTACCGTTAACCTCTCAGCTGACGATGCAGGCCACGCTGACCAACTGGCCAAGCATGGGCTGCCAGTGGCCGTGATGGTGCCCATGGATACGCCTAAGCATTCCATGACACCCGAAGGCCGCTACATCCTAGTGTGCCCCGCGCAGACCACGGACAACATCACGTGTGCAACGTGTGGCCTGTGCCAACGTGCCGACCGGACCTCAATTATCGGGTTCCGCGCCCATGGTATGCGTGCCAACCAAGCCGACCGGATCGCACGCAAAGTCATTCCCATCGAAAGGATCGCAGTATGAGAGTAGATAACTGGGTATTGGTCCACGCTGACACGGGAGTGCCAGTGGTGGAGGGAGAGAAGATCGAGGACTTCACCGTCAAAGGTGGACGCCCACCACACAAGCCGTCAAGCACTGGCCGTGTGTGGGTAAACGAATATTCGCAAGAGTATTTCCCGACCGTGTTTAACTTGAAATGGATTGAGCAATGACTGACTGCAAACGACACAATTCTGAAGATGGATCATGGTGGGTACATGATGCGCAGGGCATTCCCCTGTGCCGAGTGTGCGACAAATGCGAGGACGACAAACTAAGCAAATATGCCCCGCACGTTCTGAACGGATACACACAAGCAGACATTGACGACCGCATCGAAGAGGACTATTGAATGACCATACTGACTGACGCTGACCAGATCCTGAACTTTCGGCTGCTGACGCTATTGTCGGGCCTGAAACTGGAAGTGAGGGGGTTGAGAATCAAGGGCCGCAGCTGCTACCAGATCATTAAAGCCGAGACGGGACTGAAGGGCACCAGACGCCAAGTACTGGAGCAATTTGAGAAACAACTTATCGAACAAGGAATCAAACGTGAAACACACAACTGAAGACATCAACGCATACCTTTACGGTTTGCGCGACTCGGGCATCACCAATATGTTTGGGGCCGTACCCTACCTTGAAGACACATTCGACATGACGCGGGCCGAAGCAAAGGCTGCGCTGTTTGCTTGGATGGAAGAATGCCGCAAAGGAGCTACATCATGACCGAAGGACAAGAACACGAATGGCACATCGAGCTGGACCACATGAGGGCGCAGCTGCGTTTTGTATTGGACAACCTTCACGATGTTGGCAATCTCAAATATCTCACCAGTAAGATTGAGAACGTGTATTTCACACTTGATGAACTGTGCGAACAAACAAAAGGAGAAAGAAAATGAAAACGTATCAATTTGAACTGCAACGTACAAGTTACGTCACGGTCACATTGGAGGCTACGAATAGGGACCATGCTGAGGCCCTGGCATGGCAAAAACTTGAACGCAACCAAGTTGATATTGAGGATTCAAATTGGGATTTAATTTTGATTGAGGAGATAGATGCATGAAAGCAACTGAATTGACCTACGACCAACTGCACAAGGCCGCGCAACGCATGGAGAGAATCGGAGGACACTTTGCGAGCGCAATTGCACAAGCATTCTTCCATGCCGACTCTGACAATGCCGAGAGACTGGTTGACGCCTTTGGGCACCTCTTCGTGAAGTTCCACGATTGGCCGTCAGAAGAATTGACGAAGTAGATCCGCAGCTGCCGAAGTACCTAACCGTATCTCGGCATCGTTGAAATCCTCCCCCACTTGGCCAAGCCAGATGCGGGAGGATATTTTTTTGGCTGCACCTTGACCGACTCCACTGACATCGTTATCGGCCACAACCAACGGATCCACCATGCCCCGAGCCACTTCTGCCATGTTCCCTGCCGAGAAGCAAACGTGAATCCGGTACCGCTGCCGAATGGACTTGAGCGCCCTGCGCACCGACAAGCCCGTTGCAAACCCCTCCACCAACACATCCGGTCCCTTGTTGTCGATCACCAGACTGGCGCCTTTGGTGACCTGGCCGGACAAAAATCGCTTGGTGCCATCCGGACCAATCAGCTGGCAGCCAACTATTTTTCCATTAATGCGCATCGGCAGCACCAGACTACCCTGCCACACGATCCCTTCCTGCTCGGGGAATCCTTTGCGGTCGAGATACGGATGGTGGCCACGCACCGCAGCCTTCACAATGCCAGCCGCTCTGCCGGCAGCTTGCTGTTGTCTGGCATGACGCTCTTTCTCTGCCCGCTCGCGCTTAGCCCGCATCAGTGGGTCTGGCTTGTACGGCTCATCGGACTTGTAGATGATGTGCTTTTCGTGCATGGCAAAGTTGATCACGGCACCGGACTGGCCGTCAAAGATGTAGGCGCCATTGAGTTTTTTCGGGTGGTCCAAGGTCGGCACACGCACCCATTTGTCCAGCATGAGGCTACGAATCAGTAACCCATGCATCTCCGCAAACTGCTCAAAATTCATTCTCACGCTCTCTTGGATTTTGCCCACGCGATATTACGCGAACGGATCCAGCTCAATGTTTTGTTCGATGTTGTGGCCACGCTTGCGGTCAAGCCGCGGGGGAATGCGCCATACTTTTCCTTGTACTTGTGCGCTGCCCACCCATCTTTGAACCCACGCGATTTGGCATAGAACAACAATTCCGAATAGAAGCTCTGCTGTGCGGCCCGCATTCTATCGCCGCTACCTTCCAGCTCATGCAGCTCACCAGGCACCGAGCTAACGGCCTTGATGGGCTTGGCATACCCGCATGATCCGCAGATATTGCTGCTGAACGTCCAAAGACACCCGCACGCTGGGCACTTGGCTTCTTTCTTCTCTTTCTCGGTGGGCTCCTTCTTGGCCTTCTCGCCTTCCTTGGTCAGCTCGGTCACGCCTTCCTCGAAAAGCTTTTCCCAGTCAGCCCTGAACCGCAGATAGTTACCCGAGTGATCCAGCCAGACGCCATACTGCTTGCCATCAAACGGGCGCATGACGCGGCCCATCTGCTGCACGTGTGAGCTGAAGGACTTTGAGAACGGCCTGGCCGATACCCCGATCATCACATCAGGAACGTCAAAGCCTCGCGTCAGGATGTCGGTAGCAATCAGGCCATGGATGTCGGTGTCTGGCTTGGCAAACTCCTCGATGGTGGCTCGCTTGAACTCGTCGTCCTCCTTGTAAGAGATGGACACAAAGTTATAACCCTGCTCCTTGAACTGACGCGCCAAGTCCTGGCCGTGCGCTACACCCGCAGAGAACACAACGGTCTTCATGGGCTTGCCAAAGATGCGGTTGGTCTGCTTGATCCACTCGGCCACGATGTCGCCTGTGATCTTCATGCCGCGCTCACTCACCTCGTCTTGCGACCACTCGCCGGCCACCTTCTTGGCGCCCGTCATGTCGATCTCTTTGGCGATAAAGATCCGCAGCGGAGTCAGCCAACCATCCTTGATCAGCTCGCCTGTAGACTTGGCGCCTACCACGTGGGTGTACAGATCGCCCAGGCCCTTCGTGAAAGGTGTGGCCGTCAAGCCGATCACCTTCATCTGTGGGTTGGCCTTGATCATTTCCACCGTGCTCTTGCGGTTGATGTGGCACTCGTCGATGATGAGCAGCTCGATGTCCAGCGTCTGCTTGCGCCTCTCCAACGTGGCTGCGCTGCACACTTGGATGCGCTCATGCGGGCGATAGCGCCAGTGGCCGGCCATCATGACGCCGTGGTCTATCTTGTAGCGTGCCAGCCGCGTGCTGGTCTGGTCCACCAAGACGATACGGTCCAAGACCATGGCCGTCTTCTTGAAGTTGCGCGAAACTTCTTTCATGATGGCCATGGCTACTTCGGTCTTGCCAAAGCCTGTGGGGGCGTAGAGCAATTGGCAGCGGTGCCCATCCGCAAAACCTTGGGTGATCTTTTCCACCACTTCAGACTGGTGGGGACGCAATGAAAGCATTTGATTCTCCTGCTGGGAAAGCGCCCAGCTTCGCTTGGATTACTTGGCAGCCTTTTCAGCCCGCTTCTTCCAATAGTTAACTTGTTTGACGGCCTCTGCAAATTTGTTCTGGAAGTCGTTGCGTGAGATGGTCACGGCCTTGAGCTGTATCTCAAGATCTTTAACCTGGGCACGCAGCTCTTCGATAGTTGCAGCGACTTGAATCTGGGCTTCGTCATCCTCATGCATGGTCATGACGGCCAGCTTGTCCTTGAGCTTGGCGTTCTCCTCTGCAATGAACTGCATCTCTGACTTCATCTCATCGAGCTGATCGTCTTCGGTGTGCTCAACAGGCGCTTCGGATGGGGCTGCCTTGGCCGTCGGCTTGGCTGCGGGCGGTGGTGGCAGCTTGGCTTTCTTGTTAAGCTCAAGCGCCTTACGCACACGGCCAACGGTCATGGCGGAGACGCGGCAGATCTTGGCTATCTCACGGTCTGTGGCGTCTGCATACTCGATGTCTTCTAGCACAGAGATCACGATGTCGCGCTTCTCTTCGTTGGTGCGCTGCAGCCCGTGGTCTGCGTTGGCACTGCGCGAGAAAATCCATGCGTCACGCTTGGTGCCCGTCTTGATGTCGCACTCGATGGTCTTGTAGCCGGCACGTTTGTGTGCGTGGTAACGGTGAAAGCCATCAGCCAGCCAGATGTTCTTGCCATCATCAAAGACGGTCACGCCCTTGAACTTGACACCCTCAAGCAGCAGCTCGGTGTAACTTGTTACAGTCTCTTCGTACACCTGCTTGCGTGATTGGGTGCCGCCATCAATGCGGATCTTGTTGATGTCAATCTGGGTCATTGTTTTGCTTTCTTGGTAATCAATGTGTTATCGAGAGGGATTTTGGACAGATGGCTGGTGCCAAACTGTTTGTACTTCAGCCCATCGTTGTCTTCAATGAGCCCAGCTTTGTATCGGCTGCGGAAGTGTGGATCCAACAAAAAAATGCTAGGCCGCTCTTCTTCATACCAGCGAAATGGAGATGTCATGTTTTCCTTTTGTTTAATCAAGATTGAGCATCTTTACGCCACGGCGCACAGCATCCAACAACTCTTCTAATTCGCTATTGCATAAAATTAAATCAGAAGTAATGGACATGGTGCAGCAGTTGTTATCTACCATTTTCAAAGTAAACAATAATTTATTGCATGAATCTACTGCTTGTACTTCGGTTGCGTATACGTCAATCATGCTCGCTGCTCCGTTGGTTGCCAAATAGTTTTGGGTAGGTATCTCTCGGTCGGGTGCGGGGCGTGCGTTGGCACTTCTACGCACATGTACACGGCTGCAAACTGGCCCCTTTTGGGCACGGCCCAGCGGTCGATGTACACGCCCCAGATCACCTTAATTGTTTTTTGAATTGACTTGTATCCGCAGTCTAATTTGTCTGCAATTTGCTGAATGGTCATGCCGTCCTCGGATTCGAGTAGGACTTCGCGGATTGCCTGATGGCGTGAAAATTTCATGTGTATTCCAATTGTCTGGCCATGCGTTTGAACATGGCGATGTTGTTTTTGATTGCTCGTGGCTCAACGTGGTTTTCTGTTAAGACTACACGTTCAGGGAACTCTGCAAAGTTCGCCTTGTAGTGTGACCCTGCAGCGCGTTCGAGATCAGTGAGATGGAACCCTGCCGCCTCGTACTTTTTGAGTTGTTTACGTAGCCGTTTTGGGATTTGCATTGGACTGCTTCCTTGGCTTTGCGCCTTTTGAATTTTTCCCAACATTCATCACAATTGATACGGCTTCATCTTTAATTCTGGCTTTGAGGTCACGGTTCTCTTGCATAACGTCTTGCAGCATCTTGATGTGCTCCTTGTGCCGCGCTTCCATGACGCTAACGACCTTGTCAAAGCGGTGCAAACTAGCCTCCAGAGCATTGCGGATCATGGCTGCCTCGTACCAGACAAAGTCGGCACTGATGCCCTCGGCCATGTGGCTCTCTTTGATGTGAAACTGTTGCATTTGTTCGGGGTTCATTCTTGGTCTTTCAAAAGTTGTTGATATTGCTCTTGGGTTATGAATGGTATGGCATCAGGCAGCAGTCGTGTTGTCAGGTTCTGAGCTGCGGCCCTGCTCATGCCATCACGTTCAAGCTGACGGGCTAGGTTGTATCGCACAGTCATCTTACGGGCTATAGCCTCGCGCTCGATGCGGTTGAACTCGTCGTCTTCTTCAGGTGTGCTTGTGTTCACTGGTTTCCTTTCAGCTCATTGAGTTTTTTTGAGACCTCCCATTTGATGATCGCGTGTTTTCTTGTGACGCCATCTATCAAACTACGGTAGTCCCCTAAAAATTCTTCGACCTCTGGCGTGATGTCAATCCCGTGCTGGTGGGCTTGCGCTTCCAGCTTGTCCATGTGAAGATGCCCATCTGTAGTGGCGTAGGCTTCCATTGGTGTGATGGGGGTCATTCTTTCTCCTTGCGAATTTGTTCTTTAACCATCTTGACGATTGCCGCGTATTGCGCCGCGTTCATCTGCCATGTGGGTTTGCGGTTGCCCCACAAGTAACCAGCCAAAAAGATCGCCCGCTGTTTTTCTTTGCTGATGTCTGGGTAGGGCAGATCGCTTTCTTCGTCTGGGTCTGGCTCCCACCATGTGTTAAACGCTTCTTCAAAGTTGTCTGTGTTCATGTGCTTTCCTCATGAGTAATACATTGATGTAGTACGACCAGCTTTGCCAGTTCGTACATCCATACAGCGTGTTGGTTGTCTACGTGCGACGAAAGTGTTTTAATCTCATCGTCTTCATAAAAAAGCACAATGCAAGACTGATCTGGCGCTATGCGTTCTATTGCATGGGTGAGCATGGCAGTGGCATCCCAATCTTTAAGGTGATGTACTTTCATCCGTTCTTACTCCTTAATTTGGCCTCAATGGCTCGGGCTATTGCCACTTCTATCTTGCATTTTGCACACGCGCCACACACCCCGCATGGGCTTGAACCGTCATCGGATTCATCATAAATTTCATACAACTCTTCTTCGGTCAGCCCTACCCAAGGGTGCTCAATGTAATCAAAGCAAGCTGACTTCTCGCGGTGAACCACATTCAATCGCCACGGCTCTCCGCACAGGCATGACGGTGTTGTAGTTACCCCTTGCAGTTCTGGAATGTCGTACTGGCGGCTGTAGTAGACCACCTTGTTGGGGTCGGTGGGGTGTGGTTTAAGCGGCATTGTTCTTGTCCTTGAGTCTGGTTTCAATGTCTCTAGCGAAGTCGTCCATCCATGCCCCATAAACAATTCGCCATTCAGTAGATAGTATTTTTAAATCTTCTTCTGTAAGCCCTACCCATGTGCGCTGTGGTGGGGTGGTGTAAAAATGCTCTGCAAGCGCACGCGCTTTATGTTTGTTAACGCCTTCGCGCACAAGGTTTGCCACGACCATTTCCATCCACCCCACAGGCTCCTGCACAGGTGCTGGCTGTGTGCGTTTGTCATTAAACAGTTTTTGTACTCCTTCGACAACGGCTTTGTAGTGGGCCTCGGTGTCCCGCACAGGTGCTGGCTGTGCCAAGGCATCTTCACGCACCAGCTTGGCAAAGGCTTCAAGGTGCGGGACAATTATTGTGTAGTTCCAATCGGCATCAATGAACCCTGATTCTTTAGCCATCTCCACAATGGTTCGTTTTCTCCAGCCGCTCATTGCTCCCTCGCTTTCAGCATGGTGTCTGCCATTTCGTATGCGTGTTTTGCGGTTTCGCTTGGATCAAGCCCTTCAAACAAAATACCCTGCATAGCCTTGGCCGCAAAGTAATCGCGCAGGGTCATGCCCTTAACCCAGTGCCCGTTGTCATTCATGGCTGGGAATGCGTGCCCACCTGTTTCTTTGTTCATTTTTTACTCCTCGCCTCGCGGCACAGTTGTTTAATCTCAATGCTCACATCAGGGCTGAACTCAGCCAGTGCGCAGTCCATCTTCTTGGCCTCCGTCATTGACGGATACATCCACGCGCAGAAGCTGATGAACAGCACGAACGTTATGACGATCAAGATGCTGATAGCGATCTCCAGCATTGTGTTTAATTCATCGGGCATTGCTTTCCTTTACTAGTTTGTCAATAAATTCCATCACATCTTTGATATCAGCAGCCAACTTCTCTTCGCGGGTTTCAACCCAGCGCTTGTGTATGCTTTGCAAATCATTCTTCTGTAGGTGTGTGGGCTTGTAGCAGTACTCAGGGAATGCCATGGGGCCCAGGTTCCTGGACGGATGTTTGAGCAGTCGTATGGCCGTGGCTTCAAGCTGCCGAATGCGTTCGCGTGTTACATCGAACCGTACGCCCACTTCGTCTAAGGTGTAGTCGCAAGACAAGCCCACCCCATAGCGCATACGAAGCACCTTTGCCAGACGTGGGCTGATGGTTTTCAACGCCTCTTCCACAAGGTCAACCAGCTGCTTTTGAAACACGGTTTCCTCAAGGCAGATTTCAGGCTCCAGCTCTGGCGGCACACATGGCAGCTCGGGCATGTCCTCGTCATGCATGTACCCATAGTAGTAATACACGCGGCGCACCTCTGGATCCGCGTTGCTGAACGTGCCGTAAGGGATCGCGTGCCCCTTGGATACTTGTCCTCGCTTAGGCATACGCCTCGCCCAGCTGCTCCAGAGCTTGCTCCTCGATCTCGGTGATCACCCACTCGGCCAGCACTTCGTACATCTCCATGCCGTTGGCCTTGGCTGAGGTCAGCGTCATCTCTGCTGGGGAATCAGGTACCATCTGCAGGCCATCCTCAAGATAGCCCAGCTCTTCAGGCGTGTAGTCAAGCTCGCATTCCAGCGTGACTTCATCGTTCTTGTACGTGTATTTGTAGGTCATGGCTTCCTCGTTCGTTGTTGGTCTGGAAAATATACCACATGTATTTCGCAAACGTCAACTGGTATATCCTATTTTTTAGCTACGCCGGGTGACTGGGGCCCCCCACCAAGGGGAGAGCATGTAGCCACCGTGCCCGGCCTAGGGGTTTGCCCTAAGCCCAGCAGCCGACCATCACTGGGCGACCCACCTGGGGTGATTGATTCATCGGGAAGAGTGCATTGGCTGTCACGTGTCACTCCTGCCTGCGCCAGTACCTCAATAAGTCTGGCACGCGCCGGTTGGTCGTTCCGGTACGGTTGTGTTTACTTCCGCGCCACCCATTCAGGTGCTTGCTATCGTGCGGAGTACGGCTGGAAGTGAAAGTACAGACGAAAAAAAAGCCGTTAGTGAAACCCCGGTGAGAGAACCACGCTTTGTGGGCGGGGCTACCCCAGTACGGGGTCGGGATTTCACTAACGACTCTTGCTTGCATCGGCTCTCACACCTAGCTGGGCAAATTATAAACACACAATTTCAACGTGTGTCAAGCAGTTTGAAAAAAATAGTTGGGCTCGATTTGGTCTTCGGCTAAGGCGCAGTGGAAAGCCAGAAAAATCTGCGCGTCAACATCCTCGAATGCTGGCTTAACACCCAACACGACTGGGGACTTTGAAAGTGCCGCCCGTTGCTCTCAGCGACCCTTCCATCTGTAGCACCAGATAAATCCCCATGCGTGTTAGCCCTTGAAAAGAACCCCCCAGCCAAAGCCGAGGGGCAATCCCAACAAGGAGTGCGCCATGAAACGCACGCCAAATTTAACACAGACTTTTCGTTCTGCCAAACTCTGCAATCAAACACGCCTCCGCACGCCCGTCATCCTTGACCCGCTTGAATTCGCTCACCCGCTCTGGCCACATCTGAATCGCCTTGGCCCTGCTGCCGTCCTTGCCGGCGTTCAAGCCCATCGCCTTCTTCCAAGCGCCCGGTGTGACCAAGTTTGTGCTCATCCCGAGAGCAGCCAGCACGCCCTTGACGATGCCATACGATTCGCCAAACGCAAACATCGAGCTGACCCCCTGGCCAGGCATGGCAGACACCTGCTCAAGGAACGCTACAGCCCCGATGTACGGGCGCAGCTCATGGGCCAACAGCTCAGGACTCACCCGGCGCTTCATGGCCTTGCCCACCTTCAGCTCAACCACGGGCATGTCAATGACGTTCACCAGCCGGCCATCCTCTTGCAGTACGCCAATGGCTCCAGAGGCACCAGGGTCAACCCCTAAAAAATATTTCATAAAAGTCCTTGCAACACATGAAAGATGTAGGGTACAATGTCAGTTCTCATTTTACCCCAGCCCACAAAAAGGAGCAACCATGAAATTGATTTTTACCTTTGAAGAGATCCACCAGATCATCCGCGAATATGTGGAAGACAACATGCGCGTCAAGTTTGATCAGATTGAATTTAACGTGAAGGACGATGACTTTTGCATTTTGACTCCGTCCGACAAAGAAGATAAGAAGTAATACTAATTTTCTACAAGTGTAACTTGTTACACCCAAACATGATCATCACCAATAAATTCAATCTGCCGCAGACGTTTGTGAACATCACAAGGCGTCCAACATACAGCAAGGGGCGGGCCAATCTGTCGGCCACCGAGCTGATCAACTCACCGCGCATCGTGCTGCTGCGCAAAGCCCACGAGGACAAGATCGAATCCGATGTGGTGGACCAAGTATGGTCTATCTTTGGAACGGCCATCCACGGGGTTCTGGAGCACGGCAAGGACGACAATCATCTGGTGGAGGAGCGCTTGCACGCTGTGGTCGGCGGCTGGTCTATATCGGGCGCCATTGACTTGCAGATCGTCAACGAAGACGGCACCATCACAGTCAACGATTACAAGACCTGCGGGGCCTGGTCGGTGATGAACGAGAAGATCGAGTGGGAATACCAACTCAACATTTACGCATGGCTGGTCGAGCACGTGAAGAAGGTCAAAGTCTCCAAGCTGGAGATCGTGGCCATCATCCGTGATTGGTCGCGCCGTGATGCCAAGACCCGTGAAGGCTACCCTGATGCACCGATCAAGGTTATCCCGATCAAGGTCTGGGAACAAGATTTCCGCGAGCAGTTTATCCGCGACCGGATCACCGAGCACTCCAACGCGCTGTTGTCTTCTGAGTTAGGCGAAGAGCTACCTCAATGCACGCCAGAACAGATGTGGGAAAAGCCCACGATGTATGCCGTGATGAAGGAAGGCGGCAAGCGCGCGAAAAGTGTACACGGTTCAATGACTGAAGCTGAACTGGCACTCCCGCCAAAAGGCTACTTCATTGAAACGCGACAAGGAGGCCGTACTCGTTGCGCTGAGTTTTGCCCAGTCAGCAGCTTTTGCAGCCAATACAAAGAGTATCTTTCAACAAAGGAATAGCCATGTTTATCTCAAACTTTGAAAAGGCCCGCATCGAAGCACGCTTGAAGTTGCTTGAAGAAAAAGTCGAGCAGCTGGGCCGCAGCTTGAATGCGCTGCATGATGTTAAGACAATGGCTTCAAAGCCAATCGTGAAAACCGCCAAGCCGGGACGCCAAAAGAAAACCCAGGCCGAACGCCGCGCTCGTAAGAATGAATACGCACGCGCTTGGCACGCACGCAAGAAGGCCGAGAAGGCCGCAGCAGCTCAACAAACCGTACAACCCACACAACCAACCCAGGAATAATCATGGCTACACAACGCATCTACATCGTCACAAACAACGTCACCGGCACGGCCCGCCTGATCAAGGCTACCGTGGTATCCCAGGCCATCGCGCACGCAGCCAAACAAGAGTTTGAAGCTCACGTCGCCACGCAAGACGAGCTGGTGGACAGTTTGAGCGCCGGCATCACCGTGGAGAAAGCAGCCGTCAACGCGGGTAACCAAATGGAGCTGGTATGAGATTCAAAGAACACATCGCAGACTTTGACCTGCACCCCATCAGCGACAACTTGCTGCATGGTCCTATCACCCAAGAGATGATTGACTTCATCCTTGAGCGCAACGAAGAAAAACGCCAGGCGTCCATCTCTTACCTTGGTGAGAAGTGGCTGCTGCACCCCACCAACATGGCTCAACGTAAAGGTCTTCAATGAGCGTCCACAAGAAACTGATGCAGGCTCGCATCGAACTGCAAGGCACCGAGATCAAGAAGTCTGGCCTCAATAAGTTTGCAGGCTACAGCTACTTTGAGCTTGGCGACTTTCTGCCCACCATTCAGTCGATCTTTTACCGTATCGGTCTGTGTGGCGTGGTGTCGTACACCAAAGACTATGCCGAACTCTCCATCGCTGATGTTGATGACGGAAGTTTTATCACAATCAGCAGCCCGATGGCCGAGGCCAACCTCAAGGGCACCCACCCCATCCAAAATTTGGGTGCCGTGGAGACGTACCAGCGCCGCTACCTGTGGATGACTGCAATGGAGATCGTCGAGCACGATGTCCTCGATGCATCGACTGGGTTTGATGCACCAAAGGCCAAGCCCGAGTTTAAGCCTGAGCCCAAGACCGAACCTAAACCGGAAACGCCCAAGTCCACCAAGACTCAAACGACTGCCGGAAAACCTGGCGCTTGGCAGATTACTCTGCACGAACGCGAGGACAGCGACTGGGCCATGGCCATCTTAGATGCAACAGAGATTGCTCTGCAAGTGGCTGCATCAGCCGAAGACGTGCAAGCCATCTTCAAGGCCAACCGCGTCCACTACGACCGACTGAAAGAAGAGACGCCCACGATTTATGATGATCTCTTGGCCATGCTCAAAAAAGCAAAATTACATTTAACGAAAGATTAAAAATGGACTACCCCAACCGCGGTACTTTGTGGACTAACAAGTTCAAGAAGAAAGATGCGCAGCCAGACATGACTGGCGACATCAAGATCGAGATCGACCTGATGAAGGAGCTGTTGAACAACGCTGAGTCCGATCACGTTGTCATCAAGCTGGACGCATGGTTGAGCAAGGACAAGGACGGCAACCGCAAGGTGGGCCTGAAGGTCAACACCTACAAGCCAGAAGCTCAATCCGCCCCAGGAAAGGATCCATGGGATGACTGAAATTAAACGCCGAGCCCGTCCCTCGAAAAAGGACGTAACGACCGACTGGGAAAAGCTGGCCAAGCATCTGCAAGAAGCTTTGGAGAGCGCTCTGGTGGAGAATTCTCAGCTGGAGCGGGACAAAACGAAGTTGATCAACGACAACCTCAAGTTAATGGGCGTGGCCAGTTACTTGGAGAAGAAACTTGACCGAAGCCACTATTCAATTTGAAGCCATCAAGGCTGGGTTGAAGCAGTCCAAGGACGGGTACATCCTGACCATGGCTGTTCACCCAGACGAGATCCCTGACGACCTGGTGCGCGACTTTGTTGGCTCTAGGTATGTCGTGGTGATGGTGCGTCTTAACGAACACGAACAACCTATGAACCGTAGCAACGAGTTTCCGGGTGATGCCGCAGTCAAGATGGCTGGCATCCTGTGCAGAGATCCCGACTTCTGGGAATGGCTGCACGCAAAGGAATGGCTCATGGAAAAGAATGAGCTGGCCTGCACTGAGTGGCTGACCTCCTATCTGGATATTGAATCCCGCAAGGAGCTGAAGATGAATGAAGAAGCGCGGGAATTGTTCCTGCGTTTAAAAACGAGTTTTGATCGTTGGAGGAAACCTTGAAAAACCAAATCCCATACAGCGTGTACCTCCCTGTCGAGTACCACGACAAGATCAAGGAGCTGGCCAAGAAGCGCCAGGCATCGAGCACCATCCGTGATGCGATCTGCATGATCTTGGACGGCAACGACAGCTATAAAGCCGGCTACAACAAAGCGATCAAGGACGCCTCGCGCGTCATCCGTTCGTGCAAGGAGATCGACGTCATTGCTGTGCGCGGTAAGTACCTCGATGTCCTGCTGGTTGAGTTGCTGGAGCAGCTGGAAGCATGAACGATCATGAGGACAACCTGCGGGACTTAGCAGCCATGTTCGCCATGTGCGGGTTGGTCATGCGAGAGAAGCCTCCCAGCCACATTATGGCCTGTGCTTTTGAGTTGGCCGATATGTTTTTGGAAAAACGCAAGCAGATGGCAGAGGCCGATGTGCAAGACGGTGGGATCGCAGCCATCAAGCCTCGCAAGAAGCCAAAGGACGCGCAGTGATGTACCGCAACCGCAAGCTATTGGACGCTGCCAGAGAGCTGCCTTGCCAGCATTGTGGCGTGTCCGATGGCACGGTGGTGGCTGCGCACTCCAACCAGCTGAGGGACGGCAAAGGCCGTGGCCTGAAAGCACATGACTACCGCATAGCAGCATTGTGTTTTACGTGCCACGCCGAGCTGGACCAAGGCTCCAAGATGACCAAGCAAGAGCGCATCGAGATGTGGGAGGAGGCCCACCGCAAAACGATAGGCCTCTTCTTTGAAAACGGTGTTATTTCTCTGCAGCCCTGAACCGGTCGTTAAAGTTCTTCATCATTCGGGCCTTCTGTTCGTCAATCCGTTTGATGCGGGCTTTAATGGCATCGGTCTGTTCTTTTTCCAACAGTTCCTTCTTGGACTTATTGAGCTTGGAGATTTCATTCTCCAAGTTGTTGGCCACTGAAATCAACTTTGTCTCTGGGTTATCACGCTTGTACTCGTTGGTACTGACGTGGTCCTGTTTCATGCGTTTGATTTCATTCTCCAACTTGGCCAACTCATTGACATGCTGGTAGAACTGGTCGGTGATTGCCACGGGCGTGCCAATCTCTCCGTACGCCTTGCCAACCAATGGCACCTTGTACGAAGGGATGGGCTCATCGCCAAACAAGGCGCCAACAAACCTGCCGGCACGAATCACTTCACGTGCAGCACCGCCTGCATACTGACCCGCCAAGTAATCAATGTCGTCACCGGTAGGGCTGAACTTGCCGATGCCGTGCTCACCGCCGCCACTGATGTAGTTGATGCCGTACGCAATCGCCTTGCCCAGGAATGACGCATTCTCACGCGAACGTGTCCAGCCTGGGGATGGTTGGCTTGGCCGATCTTCGCGGTGGATAGGGCGACCAAAGGCATCACGGTTGGTAGACAAGACTCCTACGATGGGGTCAAAGATCGTGGGTGCAATGGTTTGAGCAAAGTCGCTTGAGCCCAAGGGGTTGAGCGTATCAAACACAATGCCCGTAATCTGAGACAGCCGCTTGCCAGTATGCTCAAAACCAGAGAACGCATACTCACCCAGCACGCGGCCAATTGCTGGCAATGCAGCAAAGCCTGGGGGCATTGGGAAAGACAAGTACTTCTTGGTGCCAAAGATCGGGATGATGAGGTTCTTGTTCTTGATGTAGTCAGGGATGTCGTCATCCTCAAACCCACCGCCCATCAACGCAAAGGCCTGGAGCACGCCAAACAGCATGCCGCCCTTGATGATCTTCATGCCGAGCTTGGACAGGGTGCGCTCGCCTTTGTCGTTCAGCTCGGTCAAGGTTTCATAGTTACGATACTGACCTTGCACGCGGGCATTGAAGAACGCCCAGAACGCATTCAGGTTAGAAGTCCACGAGCCCTTGCGGTCAAAGTTAACTGTGATCTCTTTGGCCAAACGAGCTGCTTGCATCTCGCTCATGCCATTCTCAACCGCGGTTCTAAAGGCTGACAGGCGCACTGCGTTTTCAGCAGAGTCGTTAAAGTCTGACATCCAGCGCAAGGAAATGTCCAGCCCCTTGCGGATGCCTTTATTTTCCAACCGCTTCATCTCGCGGGCCAGGATGTCGTCACCTTCTTTGTTCTTGCGGAACTGCTCGCTGTAGCCAACTTGCCCGCCAACATCGGCAAACAGTTTGTACCACTCCATCCAGCGTTTCATCTCTGGGGTGGTGGCTTCCTTGCCGCGCAACGAACGGTAGATCGCACGCACTGCAGGCACCGAGTTGGCCACCACTTCTTTGCGCTTGTCGGCAATAGGCGTGTTGGACAAGTTGACGCCCGCTTCGCCCACATCTCGCGCAAAGTTCCACATGCCGAATACCAAGTTGTACTGGGTATTCATGGATGCCATCTGCCGCGTTGCCTCAGCCAAGATGCTCAAGCCCTCAGACACGCTGTTGGCGTCCAGGTTCTTCAAGGCTGTGACCATGTGCATAGCAACTGGATCGCCGGCATTGAAGATGATGTAGCGGTCTTTGCCGTTGATCCTGATGGGGAACACGTTCTTGGAATTGCGCAAGGCTGGGTTAATTTTGTAAACAAGCTTTCCAGTTTGCTTATCAAACGTAGCCGACTTGGGCTCCATCATGATGTTGTCGCGGTCTTCCTTAGTCAGGCCGAGACTGATCAGCTCTGCTTCCAGTTTTTTGGTGCTCTTGATGGCATCAGGCGAGATGGGCAGCCAGAACTCAGGGTTGGGGGCAATGATGGCCAGGCCATACATAGCGCGGCCAACGCGGGCTTTTTCACCACGGACAATCGCCTTCTCCGCCTGCAAGATGACGTTGCCAATGATGTTATCCACGGTCTTCAAAGAGCCAGCAGACGCCTTGCTGAAGGCGCCCTTGGATGCAAACCCTTGGCCCAGCCCTGTGCCCACGCTTACGAAGTCCAGCTCATCCTCATCACGCTTGAGGGGCACGTAGTCTGGCATGTTCTCACGCCAGCTTTCAATGACCTCTTTGGTTTCCTGGCCAGTCTCAATCAAATGATCTTGCGTGTCTTTGATGATGGTGTCCACGCGATCAGCCAGCTTCTGCAGCTTGGCCAAGTGCTCGGGGTTTTTCTCCAACTCGCTCAAATACTTCTGGGCGTCTTCAGTAAAGATGCCAGATCCACCGTCAGCCATGCCGCCGCGCTCAGCGTTAATTCTGTTGCGGGTTTCAGCGTGACGGTTGTGCAAATAAGTATCCAGCTCTTCACGGCTGATCTTGAACTTGATCATCTCCTCCAGCAACGGGATGACGTGGGCTTTCACCATCGCATCTTTTTGCTCGCGGACCCGACCGTAGTACAAGGTTTCCATCAAGCGCGGATCATGGATGTCCGGTATCTCGCCCATCTCGCGGCGGATAGACTCGACCACTTTCTTGGTGTCAACGTGTTTATCCTGCAAGCGGCGCTGCCAGTCGCTGATGGTGTTGATCTCTGGCGATGTCCAAGTGGACAACGGAGCCTCCTTGCCACGGTAGTTCAAGCGCGTGTTCTGGTTGTTCAGCAGCACCTTTTCGCTGGTAACGTAGTTCACCAGAGCTGCGTTGCCGATGCGCTTTTCCTTGCCCGACATGACTTCGTTAAAGGCCTTGTGGACGGCTGACTTGTTGTCAAACCCGAACAGGTTCTTCACGCTCTCGTACAAGCGCTTGGCGCCCAGGACAAAGCGGTCCCAGCCCGAGCCCAGCTTACGTGCCATCAACGACTCAGCGTTGACCGCCCAGTACTCTGAGGGGTTCATGTACTGGTAGTAATCGTAGGATGGCAAAGCATCCATGGCGATCTCGTAAGTCTCAAGCGTTGGGTGGTCGTAGAACGCCATCAGCTTGTCAAAGAACGCCTTACCCCGGGCAGTCTTATCCGACTTGATCTTGCGCTCAAGCTGCTTGTGCCATTCCTCGATGACCGCAACCGTAGCCTCTTCAGACATCATCTGCTCAAGGCTGTGGACCAGCTCGTGACGGATGGTGCTTGGGTCTTCCACGCCCGTTGTGCCCTTGTACAAGTACACAAAACGTTCTGCGGGACTGAATTGACCAGCGGCACTCAACGCGCCTGGCTGCTTACGCACGGACAGCTTCAGGCCTTCCAGTACAAATGGGTACTTGGAATGCACATCACGGATCACCTCGTAGACCGCATCGCTCAAATTGCCTTCGTCCCACTGCTTGGTCGCATCAGCAAAGAAGTTACCAGCAGACCTGCGCTCGGGCTTTTCTTTGGCAATCGCAGCCTTGAGGCCATTGGCCACTTCATCCAGCTCAGTGATCTTGGCCTGCTCTGTCAGACCAGCTTCACCCTTGATAAACTTGCGCACGATGGCTGCCCGGCTTTGACGAGCAGACTGGAAGCGGCGGATTAAGTCTTCCCTGTCCACGTCCGAAGCCATGTAGGGGTTGAGCACCTTCTGGTTTTGGTCGGGCTCGATGTTGGCCAACGGTGGCTGGAAGGCAGCGCGTGCCTCGTCCTTGTTGGTCAATGCAACCAGTGACTCACCGCGGTCAGACAACAAATACTTGACTGCTTCGCGGACATCGTTCTGGCCGTAGACGGTAGCCGTCATCGTTGGGCCGCTCTTGTAGAAGTCGCCGGTAAGGTTGGTCAGGTCTTTGTCCAAGAAGAACGTACCGCCCTCGCGCTTGGCGCTGGAGGTGGTGAACTTGTACTGAGTGCCGCCAGAGAAGATGATCTTCAAAACGTTATCTGGAGTACCCACAATGGAGCGGGGGCCAAACTTGTCGAAGAAAGCCATCACAGCTTCGGCGTTGTTGAGCTTGACTGGAGCGTTCTTTTGCTCTTTCTCAAAGTCAAACGTGCGTGGCATCAGGACGCCCTGGGCAGTGGTGCCATCGTCCTTGGTATAGGTCATGATCTGACCCATGTTGTTGACCGCAGCGTAGCCCGCCAGGATGTTGCCAGTAACCATCCAGCGCTTCTCACGGCGGACGGTGGCACCCTTGTCAAACAACTCCATCAAAGGAATGCGGTCGTACCGTTCAGTTTCCTGATTGAACCAAGGCACCTCGTCTTCTTGCTTCAAGGTGTAGGCGCTGCCAATCTGGGAGAACGTCAGGGTGATGGACTTGGCATCGCCGTTGGCCAGAGCCAGCGTCATCTTGAGGTCTGAACCGGCCACTGGGTTCTTGGTCTTGCCCTTGGCTTCGATGTTGGTAACTACACCGTAGACGAACACGCCGTTGGTGTTCTTGATCGAAACAGGTGTGCCCACCGGAAACGTCTGACCCACGGTTTTGGCGTGGTTAAACTGAGCGTTCAGCTGGCTCTTAAAGTTTTCAATCTTGACTGGATCGGGTTCTTTGGCCGACTCCATGGCCGACACTTGCTCTTTGCCAAAATTAGCTGTGCGCTCACGCAGCGCAGTCAACATTTGATTGGAAGCTTGGACAGTGCTCAGGCCTTTGAGGTTGTCTTTGATCTGCTCTTTGACGTCGTCCTGTGAGTAAGGCTTGACGGTGCGCTTAACGTCCACGCGCTCCATCATGGCCGGCTTGGCAAACACAGACTGTGAGCCAGATTCGTTTTGCTTGTCTTCAGTGATCTGCTTGGACTCAATAGTCTTGGCGTCCAGGTCTACCGCCTTGGACTCCAGCTTGTTGGTGCCCATGCTGTCTTCGCGCTCAATCAAATCTTTGTAACGCTCGACCAAATCTTTGTAGATTTCTTCTTGCTGTTTGATTGGCAAGATCGGAATGTAGCCAGTTACCTTGCGGATGTCTTCTTCACTGGCTTCGCTGGGGTCATCGCTCAGGTCAATGACTTTTTTACCGCCCAAAGCTTGATACACCTCTGGGTTGTCGCGCAAGAACTCGGTGACCACTTGGCCGCCGTAGTCGTTCATGAAGTCAACGGCACCCTCAGCGGACACAGCAGACTTGCGTGAGCCTGTAGTGTTGGCGTTCAGCGATGCCATCTTCTTGAGCAGCACGGCGGCAGGGCGCATCTCAGCAGGGATGTCAGCCATCATCTGCGAGTAGGCAGGTGGAATCACCTGGCCGGTACGGTGAACACGGCCCAGCATCTGCATGTGGGTGTCAATGTTCTTCTCCGGCTGGATGATGATCATGTGACGCTTGCGCTTATCGTCAAACTTGCTGGACGCGTGCAATGACAAGCCAGTCGAGCCGGCTTGGTTCAAGATCATGACATCGGATGTACCGTTGTTGAAATTCTTCACCGCCTGCACACGTTTAGCAATGCTGGAGTTACGCGATGCCAACAATGGTTTGCCGGTGGAATAGTTCACGGTGACCGTGCGGCCAGTGATCTCTTCGGTCTTATAGCCTGCCTTGTTCAGCTCGGCATGCAAGTAGTCGATAGGACTGATGGGAGCAGAACCAAAGCCTGCGCCCTCAATGAATGCTTTGACGTCATTGAATTGTTGAACCAAGCCAGGGCCCAGATCAGCATCTGTCAGGCGGTACTCATCCACCCTGCCGCCAGGGGACTTGATCTTGATGACGCGTTGTTTTTCCAAGTAACGCAGGTACATGTCTTTAAAAGACAGATCCACTTTGTCCCCGGCAACCAAGCCCATCTCATCGGCGTAATCTTTGAGGAACGAGCCCATGGTGTTGGACACGGTCATGACCACCTTCTCGCCAGCCTTCAGGCGCTCGATGGCGTGGTCGATAGAGCTTTGCACCTTGAGTGACAACAACATCTGGTCAATCAAGTTGTGCATGATCGAGCCAAAGTTGGCACTGGCCACCTGAGTTTTCTCGGCGGGGCCACCAGCAATCGCTGCACCACGTTTGTCCAGCTGCTTCTTGAGATCTTTGACAGCCACTTCTTTGGCGCGTGAGAAAGCCAAAATGTCGCGCATGGACGAAGCCATGTTCTCAGCAGTCTGCTTGTCCACTTTCGTCTCTGTGGTGTCGTATGACACACCCGCAAAGGTACGTTCGCGGCGGATGTACTGCCCAGCCTGGGCCAGCATGTTCGCCACGGTTTGCTGCATAGGAATGCCGCCGTTCTTGATAGCGTCAGCCAGCTCATTCAAGTTTTTGACGGCCAGCTTCATATCAGTGCTGGAGTACAGGTCCATCACGTCAGGCTTTTTGGCGTACGTGGCTGACGAGAAGAATGTGCCGTACGCGTTTTGAACCAGGTTACGGACAAAGGCAGCCCGCCCAGTGGCCAAGCTCTGTCCTTCTTGGGCTTTCTCGCGTTGCTCTTTGGTACGAGCCTGGGTTTCACCCGCGCCACCAGCGTTGTGGCTCTCGTCAAAGATCATGTAGTTGCCGGCGCCAAACTGTTTAATCAACCGACGGCGTTCTGTATCTTTGCCCTTGACGGTTTGCAGCTGGTTGTACGTGGTGAAGATGACCTTGTAGTCGCCCAAACTTTCAGAATCTTGCATGCGCTTGAAAACCGCATCCAATTTGGCATCTTTTTGTGGCGCCTTGAGAGTCAAGTTGTTTTCAACAATTTCGCCATTCACATCACGCAGCAACGTGTATGGAATTTTTTCGTCATTGTTGGTGATCAAGATCTTGGGATTGGCAGTATCCAAACCCAGCTCTGAGGTCATTCCGATGTCGTCCAAGTCTCGGATCATGTCCGAGTACAAGTTGGGTTTTTCGGTGACGAAGATGGGCACCTTGCCGTTGACCAAGGCATAGCGGATCATGGCAGCCACAACGCGGCCTTTACCCACGCCGGTCTGGTCACCAATGATGAAGCCCTTGCCTGCTTCGGCGTTTCGGATAGAAAGCGCCAAGGCATCGACTTGTTCGGCAGAGAACAGCTCACGCACAGTCTCTGGATCCATTTCCAGGGCGGTAGCTACATACTCATCAATGGAGCCAACAGCCGCCTCAAGCGTTGCCAGAGCGTTGTTGATTGCCTCGGCCATGGCTTTAGGCACCAGCGTACCGACCGAGTTGGCGTTGGAAAATGGGGCATAGCCCACCTGGCCTTCGGTTTCTTGCTCTTGCCCAGCCCGGTTAGTTAAGCCAGATCCGACACGTTCTCCTGAGACAACGCTAACTCCACCCAGCTTTGCAGGTCCACGCTCTTCAGCAGCTCGCTCACCCCGCTTTGCAGTTTCACTTGTGCCGGCCACTGGTTGTTGTCCGCCACGCTCAGTTGCGTTCTCAGATCCAGGTTGTGCGTTACCAGCGCGTCCCCCAGCTGGTTCACGTCGTCCACCAGTGGCAGGTTCATTGCCCTGCACGCTTGTTCCGCCGCCTTCAGTGGTTCCTCTTCCTGCAGTGCCAGGTCCGTTACCCTGTACGCCAGCGCCGAGATCCACGTTTTCTCGTCCAGCGGTCCCGGCTTCACCAACACCGCGGTCAGTTCTGCTGGTGCCGCGATTTTCTCCGGATACCATGCGATCATTTAATTTCTCCTTGAGTTGGTCGTAAGACTTAATGACTTGTGGCAAGTCTGCGGCAGGCAAGTTACGTTGCGATTGGCCTTTGCCATCAATGACGATGACATCCACAGGGTAGGAAGCGCCCTGCTTGGCATACATGTTTCCGGCCACCGTGAAGTGGTCCACTACGTTGTAGTCTTGGTACAGGTTGTAGTAGAACTCGCGCTTGGCCTTGCTGCGATAGCCTTCGCGGCGAGCGTCTTCTGTAGTCTCGTTCACACCGCCCACAATCAACACAGCTTTGCCGTCTGACTGCATTCTGGACAAGGCGGTGTAGGAGATAGCGTGATCAATCTCACGAGTCTTCTTACCACCCACTTCAACTTCTTCGCCAATAGCTCCAAATGGGGGATTTGCAATGACAACTTCTACCAAGTCAGGCTGGAAGTTAATTGCATTTTTATTGACAACTTCAGCCCCGTCCATGATGCGCTTGAGCATGTCAAAGCGGTCTTGGTTCAGCTCATTGGCCACCACGTTGGATGGGTTGGCGGCAATCAACAGCATACCGTTACCA